CTGATGCTAATGCTCTACTCGTTGTTAGTGCACCAGATTGACCCTGAGCTAATGGACTCATAGTTGCTCCTCTAGAAAATAATTGTGAAAATGTTGGAACTCCACCAGCAGCTCCAAAACCTGCTGCTTTGACCCCTGGAATCATTTGACCCCCGTAATATCCAAGTGTAGCCCCACCGACACCACCCAGAATTCTACCTATACCAGATGCTCCAGAATCCTTTGCAGCTCTATATCCTTTATATCCTCCGTATGCAGCTAATGCGTAGGGCAAAAATTGTAGCATTAATTCTTTACTCCTTTTAAGATCTTAAAAGGTAAATATTACCATTTTACTTCTCTAATATCAACTCATCGACAAATTTGCCTTTATATTGATGCTCACCAACGTGTATTATTTCATCTAATATATAAGCAAAACATTTACCACCGATGTCTTTCCAGAGCTTACAAAAAGCAAAATCCTCTCCAAGGTAAGTTTTATTTATAGGGTCATGTAAGGTATCAAAGAAATTCCACATGTGTTTCTTCAACACTAATTTACTGTTAATAACAGTGTTTTGACGTATTTCTCGTTCAGGGTATTTTTCAATAAGTTTTTTAAAAACACCCCTTTCTATTAACATACATCCCGTAGGAGCGTGTGTAATTTCAATTATGCCATCTGTTAATTTGACATCGTTTTTATCTTCAACTTTCATAGGGTAACTATTAAATATCTGTTCAAGATCCTCTGGTTTTTTAATTTTGCCTTGTTGTATTTCATCTAATCCTTTATCCCATAAAAA